AAACACTTGGTCAGGGCATCGACACCATCAACAGAGTTGACAGGAATCGGTGACACTACTGTGGTCCCTTTTACCAGAGGGATTTGGTAGTGAGGATGTACCTTCTCAGCCATTGGCTCATAAGGTACGGAAGTCCTACCCAGACACGGAGAAGAGGGACCCACTATGGGAAAATGACGGAGAAGCTCCGTCAATAGTGAGTCCAGCCTACGGCACGTCTCCCAGTACCCAGCGTTGTATAACTGGTTCCTGAAGGAGACTAGGCTTACCAATTCTTCGACGTTCTGTCGGTTATTCGGAAGAGGTCTACGGAGGCGGACTATTGACACGTCCTCCCCCTTGAACCAATCCGAACCACAAGATTCCCGAAAGTTTCCTTTCCAGAAGCTCTTGTGGCGATTCACCTTGAGACCGAAAGTCTCAAGGCAGTCGATAACCGATTCGACGCTGTCAGAGGGGACAATAATATCATCCCCAAAGACGCGCACTGTCTGACCCGACATCCGCTTAAAGCGGCTTAGGGTCAGGCGGACACCTGAGCTCTCTTCAATTCCAAGGAGGCAAAGTGCTAGAAAGCACATCGCCTCAATTGGAAAGCAGAGAGCTGAGCCCATAGACGCGAACTTGGTCAGGGGTATAACCCCATGATCAGGTACGTCGGCCCTTGTGCTCCTGGTGGCTTCCAACACTTCTAAAAAGTGCGGGAAGTTGGTAAACACCAGGCGAACAAGGTCGAGTGAGACCCTATCGGAAGCTTCGCTCAAATCGAGCGTCGCTAGGTCGGAAGATACCGACCCTTCTCTGGCCAGGCGCTGGTTAGGCTCCTGATCCATGAACCCGATGGCGGATCGAAGGTATGTTAGTCCTTCGACCCCCTCGTACAATGGCCCGCGAACCGCTTGCTGCACATATTGCATGCAGGTCGGCTCGATGGCTATGATACGTGGTGTCTTCACCGTTTTAGGAACAGAAATGACCCTGACGGGCCGTTCCTCTCCGGGCTCGAGAAAGTGGACCGACTCGAGACGACTAAGATATCGCCAATTGGGGAGTAAGAACTCTCCAGCTGGAAATATTGTCTCGAGACGCCGGGGCCACTCTGACTGTGAAAACTTCTGGTTACCAACCAGCTTGTCAGATGTAGCTCCGGGACCATGTTTCGGCACGAAACGATCCAGTGAACCCGAGAACAACTCGGATTCGAATGACTGGAGCAATTCGCCAAAGAGCATGGCATCAATCTGGGCAAGTCGAATTCCTCGGGGACTTTCCCCAAGGGACCTGCTAAGATTGGCCACTTCTCTCTCACACTGCACATACGATTCCATCGCCTTCCAGGTACGGACGGGGTCAGCTTCGACCTCGACCTTCGCGAACATCAGTGAAATCTGACGAACGCTCTGGATAGCAGCAGGACTCGCATTGGGCAGCAAGTGTCCACCAGCATCGAAGATGTGTTCCAGGAAACCTCGTAAGAATACGGGGAGACCTCGCTTCCAGCTGAAAGCTGGGAACGCTGCGGGACTCGCCCACCCTCGCTCGAGACTATATTCTAGTCCTTTTGCGAAAGTGGGCAGGGTGAGATAAAGAAAAGACTCACCTTCATCTTCGACTCGAGACTGGATTGTCACCCAGTCCCGATCAGTGCATACGCCAACTCGCATTCCACAATCTTGTAGAATGCTGTGGGCGAGTGACATCAGGCTTTTCATCCTTCCTCTCCTTTCCAAAGAGGTTGAGGAATCCATGTAGCCAGATGTTACCCCGCTTGGCTCAGCTCTCGCCACCCAAGATCTTGGTGATCAGGGCGCCGGACGTAGCGTTCAGCTGTGCGATGAAACCATCGACAACAGCCTTCTGCTCCGCGACGGTGTACCCATAGAGAGGGACGTCGAACACAACATAGCAAGCCATGCTGTATTCTGTGTTCACCCCTGCCATGAGAGGGTCGGCGGCCACCTTACGGTGGTCAATCCGAGCAAGGCGACGATTCCTCTTGCCAGTTTCCTGGTGAGAAACCGTTTCCTTGACGAGTCCATCAGGGCTTCGAAAAATCCCGGATGAAGAGGACTGTCCAGTCTTCGGCAGCGAAACCGCCGTTCCTGAGATAGTCACTGTCTGATCTGCGAGCATCTAGCATCACTCCTTCGAAGTGCACACGCCGTTGTGTGCTTGGTTGGTTGCGGTTGCATGGTTACACTCGGGTGATCCCGAGCGCCGCAAGGATGGCGGCCTGTTTTGTGGAAAGATTTCCACTTTTCAGGCCAAAACCGAACGGTGTCGCGCGGACCCTACGCTTGATGGTTCTTTTCCATTCAAGCTCGGGGACCACCGAG